GAGACAGCCTGTTGGGAGACCTAAACGGGTTAATGCTAAACCAAGAAAGAAGTATCCATCTAAAAAAGAAGAGCCTACTCAAGATCCTTAGAGGAAGGCATTTCTGTTAGGAGAGTTTTACCAAGCATTTCAATAACTTGAGCATATGTGGTGGCTGTCTCAGTATCCATTTGGTCTACTATCTTTACAAATTCATCTAAGAACTTGGCGCCAGGATCAGTAGCACCACCACCTAAATTACTGACAGTGACAGCTTTTACTACAAATTCTCCTTCAGATAGAGCTGCTTTACCTACCTGTCTTCCCCTTTTATCGGCTAGTGGAAGTTTGATTGAATCAGATACACCATTACCTTGTCCAGATATCTTACCTGTCCTACCAGCTTGCTGTTCTAAAAGAGATATTAAATCCATTGTGTGTATAGCCTATCTTGTTAGTGCCTTATTTAAGTGCCAAGAACTTAGATACCGATAATAGTTTCTGTACAAGCCACCCGAAGGTTCCAGTAGTATTATTAGTTGATAGATTGGCTGACCAGGGGTTACCAGCAGCACCTGCATCGTTTAATGATTTGCCCATGGTACCAGTAGTTACGTATCCTGATGTCTGAGCATTCCATACTTCTTGTGCAATGTCAAAGGCTGAAGGCTTAGCTATAACCTCAACACTTACAGTCATGTTTCCAGTAGCCCTCAAGGTAGCTGTTACGTCCAAAGAGAATGCGGAATCTACATATATATTACCGAGAACATTACCAACAAGTGTCATAGTAGTTTCTATGTCTGCAGTAGATGACATATTTCCTATGCCACCGAGACCCCCAACTATGTATAAGTCCAATGATAGAGAACCCGCTACATTTCCACTTGTTTGGAGGGGGGCGGTTATAGCTTTTGAAACATAATTGTACCCTTGTGGTCGGGATACCTTAGAACCAAAGGTCGCCCCATTAGATATAAAATAATTTCTAGTGATACCCGAATGAGTAATATTCTGGAGAGAACCTCCTAGTATCTTTATTCCTATATTCCCATTATTATTGGATAACATTATTCCTCTCTTATCCCCACACGTAGTTAAAGGAACCAGTGATGGAACCTGCTGCAACTAAAGCACCACCAACGTTTACTATAAAGGCTAAGCAAGAATCATCGTGAATTCTAGGAAGTGATGGGTCTTCATTCAAAAAGTTTATTAAAGAGGCTGTGTTTAGTGCAGTAAGTGGTATCTCAGCTATAGGTCTATGGAGAATAAAAGCTCCTACACCCGAAGTAAGACCAGTAGGGATAGTATAGGAAGATATTCTTTGTACTCCAGTATCCCCAGCAGCTAATGCCATATATGGAGAACCTAATGTAACTGCAGCCGAAGCATCACTATAGAAGCAACCTGTTGGATGAGTAGTTGCTACTGCCTTAAGAGATCTAGGAGCTGCTTGGGAGTTACCATCTTGGTCTAGATAAGTTGGGAGTACTTCACCGTTACCTGCCGTACCTGCAGTTGTTACTAAAAGGGAGCATTGAACTCCTCTTGCATTTGTCATTCTAGTATCACCTGTCCCCGTCCAAGTAGGGTGATTAGATAATGTAGAAGGGGCACCAGTCAGAGCACAAGATGGATATATATGAATAATATCAGTAAGCAATACAGTAGCTGGCACAGCAGTTGCAGTTGAGGATAGGGCAAGCATCCGTGAGAGATGTCTTGTATCTGGTGTAACTGCAGCATTAAGAGGTATGGCCCCTACCGTAGAGGAGTTCATAACTATACCAGTTCCAGCAGTTCCCGTTACCGTCATGGCTCCGCCGGTACCGCCTGTAGTAAAACAACTATGCCACCTACCTGCTACAGAAGTTGCACCAGTATCTATGGTTTTAGTAAAGTTTTGTTTAAAGGCCTTACCATTTGTGGTGGTTTCCTGAACATAATCATCTATTGAAGCAAATCCCATTATATATTATCCTTCTTATATTAAGATGCTGTTACATCTATGGTTCCTATTGCAAAATTAGGCTGTACGTTGAGGTTGACTACCAACGAGGAGCTGAGAGCTGAAGTTAGGATAACTGTTCCTGACCCTGAAGCATTCTCACCTATAGCGAAGTGTGTAACCGTAATCGGAAAAGATCCTGCAGTTGGATTTCCAAAAGTTATTTGGTTGTCATTATCGGTGGTGCCTGAGGCCGCACTAGTAAATTCCCCAGTACTGTTATTCCGAGTAATTGCAACTCTAGCATAACCCGTATAGCTCACCTCGTTAGTAAGTTGGTTTCCACCCGCTCCTATAGCCCCAGTATGAAGGGATACATACAATGTGGTTGCCCCTCCCCAAGATGGGGTAGCATTTCTTAGTATATAGTTCAAAACATCGTTAGCTGATTGGGTGGTAAATGCTGCCATAATAACTCCTTCTAATAAGTATATGTTGCCCTATTATTCCATATTTTTGTAAAAGTTGATACCCCATCAGCGTACCTAAGCTCTGAATCGGGGGATGAACTCTCATCTAATCTAAAGATCCTCCAAACGGCTGATGCCTCCGAAGAGCCTACTGCTGCCTTACCAACATAGGTATAGGAACCATCTTCATCTAATAGTGTGTCATACGGCACTTCATCCTCCGAGGTAATAACTAATTGGTTAGATCCATCACTATAATTGACCGTAATTCCTTCTCCTGCAATTATAAACCCGCCCATTATATCTTCTATCTGCTCTTGTGTCAATCCTCCAGAAGATGTTGATATATCCTCAGGGGTTAGGAATTCTATCTGTTCTAGGGATCTGTGCAGGTCTGCTATATACCTATTAGCTGAGTCTAGGTCTTTGAAACTACTTGGTTTAGGCAAGGTTATTCTTTTTGTCATTATCTTTTACCATCTCTTTGGACGTATGCCCAGAACTTACCCAGTTTATAGTTACCATTGTAGATGTTACTTCTCAAAAGGAGGGATATGAATCTTCCCCTAATCCTTGTGGCTATATATCCTCTGGTTGGATTAAATGTGTATGTTTTAGTTACCTCATAGGTCTCATTAGGAAACTTCTTAGCTGATAAAGAAAGCTCCATTTGTTGTGTAAAGTTACCATCAGGGACAATTCTATCTACCAGCATCACATAGTCAGCATCTTCTATTGTATAGTATCCCATCTCAACATAAGAGTCCATTGGTGCACCATCAGCATTTAAACCAACTTCGTGGACATATAATACCCCATCTGAATCATAAGCATAAGGTGAATCATATATACCGTTGTCTGAGTAGGAGGTTCTTTCCATGGTTCCGTCACAGATATGGCCCTCTTGCATATTTATAATTGCATATCTGTTAATCTCAGTATTTGATTTATCAGCCCACCAGAACCACAACTCTTGCTTACCCCTAACGTAGGCAAAGTAAAACTTAACAGATTGCTCTATATTTAGATATCCCTCTGATTCTGAGTTAAATAGGAAATAATCAATTGTAGTTGGGAAGTCAGATACGGTGCCATTATATACCTTAAATCCCCCTTTTGTAGCTATTACTACAGTACCATCAACGTCATACATTCCTTTTGGAGATATAGCTCCTGCAGTATCACTAACTAAATATACTTCAAATGTCGCAGATCCTGTGGTAGGTCTCATAATGTATATAGCGGCATCCGTAGCCACTAATATCTCACCTTGTCTGGTTTCTTTGGCAGCAACAATCTTAGTACCAAGGGTCAGCCTATATTCACCAGCAATAGTCCCGGTAGTTAAAGGGTCATAATCTGTGTAGTCCTCAGCATTGCTCCATCTGATTAAAAGGGGGTCATACACCGAGGAGGTGGTTTCAGTACCTAATAGAACTACACATCTAAACTTGGAGCTAACAAGCATAATATCATTCTGAGAAGGTGCAGTAGTTACTTCAGTGGCCCTAGACCCTGTTCCTACTGATGTATCCCAGAAGTATAGAGCTCCTCCCCTAGGCAGAGCAAGGATGTCCTCTCCCCAAGATTGTATCCACCATAGCCGTGCATCTTCAAGAGCCCCAGTAGATCTAGGTGTCCCCCATGTTTCAGAGCCCCAGCTACCTACACCCCAACCAAATCCAGTTTCAGTAGTATCTTCAGTGCCATCAGAAAGTAAGTACTTAATGGTTATTGCTCCTCCAGCAGGTCCACCTGAGGAGCTAGCATTAGTGGTGGTGGTTATGGTGTAGTTGTTATCATCAACAAGAGTAATTTGATATGATCCTGAAATAGTAACTCCATTATATGTAACTGGAGTATCTACTGAGATAGTATCCCCATTTCTAGCCCCATGAAGGGTATGTGTAATGGTTACTGTTGGAGAAGTATTAACTGTAGTAATTACGTTATTTAATGCTGAGGTTCTATCTACAGGAGTAATATCAAAATATTGTCCTCCTAGTGCTACAGCGAGTTGTCTATGTGTGCCAACAGCTATGTATTTCTGGTAATCAAGACTAAGAAAAGGATGATGAGTTCTAGGTACTCCTCTTAAAGACCCAGACATCGGCTCTGTTTGATATCCACTTAACTTCTGAGCTTTACCAGATTTAAATCTTACTTTATCTCCACCTACAAAATATCCAGTACTATCTGCTGGAGTAGTGTTTCTATAAAACCCAGGGATAAAATTAATAGGTACTGGTTTGGAGGTTGTTCCTGGCATATTTTTGTTTCTATCTTCTTCCCATCAAGGCTAAGCAGCTTTTTCCCTTTTTCTATATGTATATATAGATAAGTATTATATAACTTTAACTAGGGCTAATCCTAACATAAAATAAGCAAAAAGACCAGTTCCATACTCACCAATCTCATTACCATGTTTTACAAAAGGAAGTTTCCACCCAACTAGATAGCTTAGGGGTTTGCCTATAAATCCACCTAGACCAATCAATATACCTAAAAGGGGATCTACAGTACCTATAATTATAGCTGCTCCTGATACTGCTGCAAATCCAATCAGCCCCATTGCTAATGTTTTATACCAAAAATCAGGTATTCTATTATATAGAAATGATATCAGATACTCTATCTTTTCTTTCTTTACTTCAGTATTTAGGGGTAGATAAGGGTTCCAAACTCTCCCATGACCAGTGGCCTTACCTACCAAACATAAAATTAAAGATATAATAGACAGACCTATAGCTAATTGAATATTTACATCATTTTGTAGAAGTATGAGGTAGGTTACTACACCAAATGGGGTTGCCCACAAGGTATTCTTTAATGATTTAGATACACCAGATATAAATCCACCACCGTGAAATCTAGATAGTATGGCACCTAAGATGGAGGTTAATAATATTTGCATCCATTATACCTTCCTTCTTCCGTAGACTCTTATGGTTCCAGAAGCAATGTTCCCTGAACTAAACTTTAGTTGTACAGCATTAATGGCTGAGGTAGTTAGCCTTTTACCTGCTCCTGTAAACCAGTAAAAACTACCTGCTGCCGTTGTGTAGGTCCCCTCCCATCTAAACAATTTATGGCTTGAGCTGTTAACCGCAAAAAGGTAAAGTAGAATTGCCGATCCTTCATTAGCAGCATTGGAGCTACCATTATTGAGCTGCATAAGAGTTGAAGAAGAAGAACCAAAATCTGAGAATCCTGAGGTTCCATTATTAAGCCCTACAGCATAGGAATAGGATGCCGAAGATGTATCCCATGAACTACCATTATTTGAAGAGGTGAGTAGTATTAGATCGGAGGTATCCGTTGATGGAAGAATGTCTGAAATCTCTATAGTGTAGAAATCATAAGTAGAGGACAGTACACTAGTTATATCTAAAGTGGCTACTCCTGTGGGGGTATAGGTAGCAAGAAGAACTTCACTGGCACCGTTTGCACCAGTTAATGATGCAGGTTGTAGAGCAGTATCCGCTTTAGCACCTTGAGCAGCAGTAGCTTTTGTATCTGCATATGTCTTAACTGCCTTTTGGGTAGGTATTACAGTATCCGAGTTAGCTGCTAAAGTTCCATCTGTGCTAGAGGCTAATGTGGCAGCAGATCCTAAACCAAGGTTAGTCCTTGCAGTAGATGCACTAGATACATCAGACAAGTTATTACTATTTTTGAGTAATCCCGTTAAAAGAGACTTAATACCGTCTTCTGTAACTACGATAATATCTACCTTAGTTTGGGCTAGAGTAGTGGTAGTTCCTGCCCCAGTAGACATGGTAAGGGTTTTGTTGGTAGTAAGGTCATTCCATACAACATACATTTTAGAAGTAGTTGGAACTGTAATTGTTTTATCTACAGAAGGAGAGCCAATAAATTGAAGGATGGCACATCTGGATTCATCTGTAGTCCCGTTATTGGAAGCCAACGCATACCCACCAGTACCTGCAGTAATATCTATTTGAGAAGTCCCAGCAATGGAATCTTCTACTAATTCTAGGAAGCCACTGTTAACAAGGTCTCCCCAAGTGTTGGAGTTCTCTCCAGTTGCTTGTTTGAGTAGTCTCAATAAGTTTGAATATGAGCTTGGCATTACCGTGTACCTACCTTAGTTGCATTATCTTCTTTGCTATTTTTAAGTCCTTCTCCGTTTACAGTATTAACGGCATCAGAGTATCTGTTTTCCCACTCAGCTTTTCTTTCAGTATCTTTCATCCATTCACACATGTTTACCATTGTGGCGTAGAAAAGGAGGTCTGGATATCTCTCAGAATATATATTAGTTTCATTAGTAGACTCAACTAGATAGGCTGGCTTGACTTCGTAATGTACTTCTAATTGATAGTCATCATCAGGTGTAGGTACTACTCTCCATCTTTCAATATCTCTTTCAGCATAGTATCTTGGGACATCTTGAGTGGTGGCATTAGGCCAGTAGTCACTACAGAACTCATCCCCCCTTTTAGTCAGAGATACTAGGTCAGACCCAACCTTTATGAATAGGCCATTAGTCACCCTTAAATCGGTAGGCTTATCAATGGTTTGGTCCCCAATAGTGCAAGTAAGAGAAGTATTTACGGTAGAATAGTTAATATCTAACTCTCTAAATAGCCTGTCTTCTGCCATATTAATAGCTGTTGGAAGGTATGCCAAGAACTCTGCAGAATCATCTTCAGTAGCTGCTATGATTGTGTCTACTAAAAGGGTGTATGTAGTTGGTGAGCTCATTAATTATTCCTTTTTATTCAAATAGATAGTCTTCAATATTGACTTCATCCTCAATTACTACATCAGGCTTAGCTGCTACGTATTCTAGCTGCTGGGCATCTGGTGGCACAAGAGGGTCTTTAAATGCTTCGGTGATATTCCATTTACCATCACTCTCGTTTCTGTGCACCAATAGATTAGTCCCTGGCTCCCTTACCATTTGGTCTAAAGGATATGGCTGTCCAGATCTCTCTGAAAACACCTTAACTCCTCGTTTAGAGGAATATCTCCTTTTAGGTAAGGTAATATTAGGCACTATCTTCTCCTTTTAATATCGGGGATGATAACTAGGTCAATTCTGTCTCTATCTTCCATAAAGGCAGCTTCTAGCCTATCTACATATTCTTGCTTAATGGTAGCCAATCTATCAAGAGGTAGCCCTGGCTTCTTAAGTCCCATGAAATATGCTAATCCTGCAGAAAGTGCTGGCATATATCTATAGTTAAGGTCTACTAATTGGTAGCTCTTTGTAATGTCTTTGTGTCTACGGATAGCCCAATAAGTTAGTTCCCCAGGGGTAGGATTAGTAGCACTTGGTACAGGCCATACCCTTAAAGTTGGAGGAGTTGTAGTCCTATCAAAACAATAGGATGAAGGTCTGTTATTCTCAATAGCTTTGTTGGTGATATTAAAGTAGTCAAAAGGGGAAAGGGGTTTAATAGGTACTTCTATACCATTACTATCTTTGAAGTTAAGGTCAAGAATAGCCAAGACATCCTCACCAAGTTCATATTCATCATGCTCCGGTAATAGGGTAAGGGTTCTTTGCTCTAGGTGTCCTAAAGGATATTCTTTGTTGGTAAGGTCTATTAAAAGGAGATTAAGGGATCTTCTGGCGGATCTGGCTTCATAAGTAGAATATCCATCTTTTGATGCAAGTTGGTCCCCATCTACTGCAATCATATCTAATGCTTCTTCAATTAGCTCATCTATTGCTAAGGTAAAGGAAGCTGTTGTTGCTACTGTTTCAGGCATAGTTAGTC